CACATCCGCAGGGGGCGCGATGCGCTCGAGGGGACCCACGCGGGAGCCGCGCCGATAACCTGCACCTTCGGGGGGAGGTGCCACGCCTTGCACATGAGTTCCTGGTCCGAGCCCTCGGACCAGGCGAACTTGGCGCCCGTGCCCGCGTCTCCGGACCAACCCCATTCCGCGTAGGTCGTATCGTGATTGGGCAGGTTGCCCGAGAGCAACGTGCCGTAGGAGCCGGCCATGCGGGCCTTGCCCAAGAGCGTGGCGAGGTACTTCCCCGACGCGGGGAAGGGGAGGACGGTCGTTTGATGGTCGAGGGGCAGGCTCTCGCGGTAGTCGATGGGGTCGGCGTTGCCGTTCGCGAGGGCTGCGAGACGGGCGATCTTGATCATGTCCTCCGCTCGACCCTTCGAGCGGTTTACGAGGATTCGGATTTGAATCGCGCCACGGTACTCCGTGTCCCCGCGAAGTAGCCTGGGTTCCCCGACGATCTTCCCGATGACATCGAGTTGCGCGGCTTCTGCGTTCGCGAATAGTCGGGACTCGATGACGTCCCACACGACGTTCTCCAGGCCTTGCGCGCGCCGCATGAGGGCGCGGAGGATGCCCTCCGTCACGGGCCGCCCCCGGAAGCCATCCGTGAGCAGGCGAACCGAGGACTCCTCGATGTCCGTTTCCTGGGTCGGGATCATGCGTGGGACACCACGACGTCTGCCGTGTCAATCGTGGCGATCGACCTGTCGGAGACGGAGAGGTTCCCCGTGCTTGTGGGCGAGGCGGCGAACCCGAGAAAGAAGGATGTCACGTCATACACGCCGGGCACGGTGAGCGCGGCGGCCTTGTACGCCAGGGCGATCACGTCCACGCCCGGGACCTGCACGGCAAGGGCGCGAGTCCGGGCGGCGGCCTTGATCAAGTCGTCGCCGTTCTCGGGGAACGTTGCGGGGTCGATCTCCACCTCGTAGGTGAGGTAGACGGCCTGCGTCGTCGCGCGCGTGAACTTCACGATGCGCGCCTTACCCCCGGAGTCGTAGACCGTGGAACTCACGCTCCCGTAGGTCTGCACGCCAGAGCCCTTGTTCGTCCAGATAACTTGGGCGATCGCGTCGTCGTCGGCGGTAGGCGTAAGCCCGTCGTAGACAAGGACCTCGATCGAGCGGGGCGGGAGCCCGTCGACCACGGCATCGGTGAGGTTCTCGAAGACGTAGCACTGCAGGACTCCGGGGACTTGCAGGACGTCCGCGCGGATCGCATCGATGGTGCTCGACCCGCCCGAGGTGAGTTCGTCCTCACGCCTTTGCCGCAGGCGTTCGTCCGTGTCCTCCTCGAGGCCCGGCGTGGCATCTTCCGCGTTGGTGATCGAGTTCCACCCCGAGAGGGGGGTGTAGATCTCCGAGAGCGTGCCGGCGTTCGCCTGGATTGCTCCCAACGTCACCGCCTCGAACCAGACGGAGACGTTGCCCGTCACGCCGACCGGCGGCACCACGGCCTCGTTCCGAAAGAGGACGTCCTCGTATCCCGCCACGTTCGCCACCATGGCCTGCGCGGCGGCCGTGAACCCGGAGTTCAGGTTGCACGTGCAGAGCACGCGCGTCCGCGTAGCAGGCTGTCGCGTGGTGCCGGTGATGGCGCTCACGCTCTCGAGCGCGAAGCCGTCTGCGGCATCGGGGTTGTTCGCGTTGTACGCCACGGCCACGAGTTCTTGGAGGCGCTGCTCCCTCGCGGCGGCGATGCCCAAGATCTGCCCAAACGGCTGATTCGCGGAGAGATCGAGCGACGGGTCGACGGTCGCAAGAACGTCTGCGATGAGATCGTTTTGGATCTCTTCCACGGTCTCAACAACGAAGCCTTGCGGGGTAACGGGCATTATTCCACCTCGATCACGAACTGATCACCCAAGCCGCCCACGAGCACGCGGCCGTCCTCACACCGAGCGCGGAAGTCCGCGAGGAGGGTGCGGTCACTGCGCAGCGCCACGTTCAGCTCCTCCACCTGCACCACCTCGGGCACGGAGAGGATCACGGCCTCGAAAATTTGCCGAATGACCGGGAGCGTTGTGCCCTTGCGGAACACCTTCGAGAAGTAGGGGATTCCCTCGAGGGTGTTGAGGAACCAAGAGCCGCGCCCACGGAGGAACTTGTTCCTCAGGGTGATGGCGGCAACCTTGGCTGGGTCGCGCTCGATAGTGAGTCTCCCGCCCGAAATGGCGAGGTCTCCGTCGGAGGTCTGCGCAAACGTCGACACGCGCAGAGCCTAGGGGTCACACACCCTTGACCAGGGTGGCGCTCACGGCGGGCACCGTGTTCGCCGTCCCTATGGCAACCCCTGCGGCTGTCACGGCAGTGAGCGAGGCCCCCGCCGCTGGCGCGGCGGCGCCAGCGAGTAAGAGGTTCAAGGCATCCCCGTAACCCTGCAAACCGGTCAACGCCGTCTGAATGGCGGCCAGCGCTGCACTCTGCGCCGCGATGTGCGCGAGCAAGGGGGTCGCCAGGGTGAGCGGGATCGTTGCAGCCGCACCTCCGAGCTGAATCTTCCCCGCGTCGGAAATTCGGATCTGCTCCGCCGCGCCGTCCTTGCCGAGAACGATCCCCGCCGTGCGCGCGGCGAGGTCCGCCGGGGCGAGGGGGTCCTTGAGGGTGTAGCCGGCGGGGATCGCCATGGGCGAGCTCATCCCGTGCAGGCGTCCGTCCTTCGGTTCCGCCGCGTCCGTGCCCGTGGCCTGCCACTCTCCCGTGGGGTACTGAGAGAAGACGAGCCACACGCGATCGCCCTTCTCCAGGGGGAGAGAGAGGACGAAGCCACCGGCGCGTGGGAAGCCCACGGGCACCTTCGGAATCACCGGGAGGTCCTGATACTCGGCGCCGCCGTCCGGGAGGGCAATGCGACGCTTCACGCTCGGTTTGCAGTCCGCCGTCTGCGTCACGGGGTCGTAGCTCTCGACCGTCGCAGGGATCGACGTGCACACCCCGAGCAGGGCACGGCGGTTCGCAAGGTCGAGGATCTCTGCGAGGGAGGGCTCCGGCACGTAGGAGGCTAGATCAATACTTCTTGCACTTCACTTCGGCGCCCCACTCGTCTCCGTGGGAGTCGCCCGCGTATTCGACTTCTTCGATGCGATATCCGCCCTTCACGCCCACGGAATCGAACACGACAAGATCGCCAGGGCGCAGGCCGGGAATCATGGCGCAGGTCGCCGTGACCTCGCCCTTTGCGTCGACCGTGGGCGAACCGAGCAAGCCCGTTGCCGGAGAGAGGAGGACGGCGAAGTTCGAGCGGGGCTTCACTACGTCCACGAACTGCAACACGCCGTCTTGAATCGACCACTGCAGGCCGGCGGAGCGACAGAGGTCCGTGAGTTCCTGCACGGCATGCCCGGAGATGGCGCCCCCGGTTGGGTGGAAGGTGGCGATCCCGCGCGCGGAGAGGAGCGCGGACACCTCCGCGATATTCCCCAAGCCGATGCCCTTGAACTCCTTCGCGATGGTCTCTAGGACCTGCACGACGGGCGTCCCGGGGCCCACGGGGCGATTGATCCACGTGCCTTGCTGCGCCTTCTCGCCGTCCCCGGAGGAGACCGTGGTGATGAGATCGGCGCCGTCGACCTTCGTCGTCCCGGAACGTACCTCGCCCAAGTAGAGCTGGTGCGTCCCGGTCTTCTTGTACCCCGCGTTTACTGCGACCTTGAGCACCTTGGCGGAGAGCTTCGCCCGGGACTCCTCCGAGAGGTTCCAGATCCGAAGCTCGCACGTGTTGGGCTCGTGCTTCACCGTCTTCTTGATCTTGAACGCCACGCGCAAGAGGGAGACGTCCAGGCCCGAGCGATCCGTGCCAATGCGGACGTTCCAAGCACGGTCAAAGAGTTCGTAGGCCATCAGAGTTCCGTGGAGTCGTAGTAGACAAGCTCCACGCGCTGCGCCTCGCCCAGGTCGGAGAGACCGGGGAGTGAGCCGTCCGCACCTCGAGGGATTGCTCGGAGCTCCCCGGGCGGGAGCCGATCACCACGGGTGAATCGCCGGAGGAGGTCGATGCGAGGAACGATCTTCACACCCGTAGCCAGCGGCGTGCGGGTCTCGTCCGCTTCAAGCTTGTAGAGGCTGAGGTACCAGGATTCTTCGCGCCCGGAGTAGCGAAACTCCAGTTGATACTCGCGCCCTTCGATCGTGGTGGTCTGGCGGTAGTAGGGCCGCTCCGGGTCGAAGCTCGTGGGGATGATCGACGGCATCAGAGCGCCCCCTTCCGGAAGCTCTGCAAGAGAGAACGCTTTTGCGGGTCCGTGACGGGCTTCGCGTCCTGCTTTCCGAGGTCCTTCATCTTGTGCCCTTGCACCACCGAGGGCTTCGGCGCCGCGACGAAGGCAACGCTCACGAGGCGAATCTGTTTGAACTCGAGCGTGAAGGAAGCGCCGCCCCCGGTGTCCTTGTCGACCTTGGGCCCGCCGATGCGGACGAGCGCCATGTTCGAGTAGACCTTCGCGCTCGTGTAGATCTCCACGAGTTCTGCGTCGTCGCGAATCTTCTCCAAGATCTTGAGGCACTCCTCCCCGGCGTCGAACTCCTTGGAGAACGAGAGGACCTG